ATGCGGTCGCGATCGGTCGCGATCCACAATGCGATCAAGCGCCACGAGGGCACCGTCACGGTCTGGATCGACGGCATCGCCGCCTCGGCTGCCTCCTACATCGCGATGGCGGGCGACGAGATCGTCATGCCCGAGAACGCCTTCCTGATGATCCACGACCCCGCGGGCCTGGTCATGGGCACGGCCGAGGACATGCGCGCCATGGCTGAGGCGCTCGACAAGGTGAAGGGCAGCCTGGTCTCGGGCTACGCCGCGAAATCCGGCCGGACGACTGAGGAGGTCTCCGCGCTGATGGCCGCCGAGACCTGGTTCGACGCTGGCGACGCCGTGGCGCAGGGCTTCGCCGACCGACTGATCGAGCCTGTCCGCATCGCCGCACGCTTCGACATTGGCCGCTTCCGCAACGCGCCGCCGGTGCTAGTCGAGGCTGTCGATGCGGATTCGGACCCCGACGGCGCCGAAATCGAAGCGGACGAGGAGACCGACGGCGACGCTGAAGGCGATCAGCTGTCTGATGCCGACGACGAGCAGGCGGCCGCCCCCGGCGCGCCTCAGCCACCAGCCAATTCGCCGCCGCCGAGCGGCGCGCCGCCGGACCCCGCCACCATCCGCGCAGAGGCCATCGGGCATGCCAGGGCCGTCGTCGATCTGTGCCGCCTTGCGGGCCAGCCGCAGATGGCCGGCCGCTTCCTTGAACAAGACGCCAGCCTCGACGAGGTGCGCGCCGCGCTCCTTGCCGCGAAGGCAGAGGCCGAGCCCGAAATCGCGCCGCATCACCCGCAGCCCGGCCGCTCCTCGGCCGCGCGCCCTTGGGGCGAGGTCGTCGCCCGCACCTTCAAGCTGAAAGGATGACACCATGACCACGCTGGTCGAAGGCACCCACCCCGGCGGCTTCCTCGTCTGGGAAGCCTTCCGCGACTACACCCGCGAGACGATCACCGTCGCCTCGGGCACGCTCGAGCCCGGCACGGTGCTCGGCAAGATCACCGCCTCGGGCAAGTACGCTGCCCACGACCCCGCGGCCGTGGACGGCACCGAGACCGCCGTCGCTGTGCTCTGGGGCAAGGCGGATGCGAGCGCCGGCGATGCGCCTGCCGTCGCGGTCGTCCGCGGTCCCGCCATCGTCAACCGCCACGACCTCGTATTCGCGGGCACGCCCAGCGAGGGGGAGATCGCGGCCACCCATACCGCGCTCCTCGCCGCGGGCATCCTCGTCCGCTGACCCAATCCTGACAGGAGGCATCCTCATGGCCACCATGGACATCTTCGAAGGCGATGCCTTCACCATCGTCGAGCTCACCCGCGCGCTCGAGAACATCCCCTACAAGCCCGCGCTGCTCTCGGGCTCGGCCCTCTTCAGCTCGCGTGGCGTGCGCTCCCGCACCGTCGTGATCGAGAGCCGCGACGGCACGCTCTCGCTGATCCCGTTCTCCGAGCGCGGTTCGGCCTACGAGCAGCAGGTTCCCGACCGGCGCGAGATGCGCGCTTTCGTCTGCCGGCAGTTCAAGAAGCAGGACGTGCTCTGGGCCTCCGAGATCCAGTCCGTCCGCGACTTCGGCTCGGAGAGCGCCACCCAGCAGGTGCAAACCGAGGTGGCCTACCGCCTGCGCAAGCTCCGCCAGGACGCCGAGACCACCTTCGAATACCACCTCCTGAACGGCATCCAGGGGCTGGTGAAGGATCCGAAAGACCACGCGACGGTGGTGAACTACTTCACCGAGTTCGGCATCTCGCCTGCCGCCGAGATCGACTTCGACCTCGACAATGCGAGCCCGGCCTCCGGGGCGCTCCGCAAGCGCTGCCAGGCGCTGATCGAGAGCGTCGAGGACTCGATGGGCGGGCTCTCGGCCGGCGCCGTGCAGGTCCGCGCCGAATGCGGCTCGGCCTTCTTCGCCGATCTCGTGGCCCACAAGGAGGTGCGGGAGACCTATCTCAACACCGCCGCGGCGGCCGATCTGAGGGGCCGCGTGGCGGACGAGGTCAGCTTCGGCGGCATCACCTTCCGCCGTTATCGGGGCGGGGTGGGCTTCACCGTCCCGACCGACAAGGCGTTCTTCTATCCCGAGGGCATCGAGGGGCTCTTCGAGATCTATTACGCCCCGGCTGACACCTTCGAGACCGTCAACACGCTCGGCCAGCCGCTCTACGCACGCACGATCCCCGACCGGGATCGCGACGAGTGGGTGCGGCTCGAGATCGAGAGCAACCCGCTGCCGATCTGCACCCGCCCGCAGGTGCTGCGCTCGGCACGGCGGACCTGATGAGCGCCTTCGCCGCCGCCCTCGACGCGCTCTTCGCCGACGCGCATCTCGCGCGCGACGTCGTCTACACCGCCGAGGGCGGTGCGCCGGCGATGGTCCGGGCGATCCTTCGGCGGCCCGACGACGTCACCGGCTTCGGCGAGGCGCGCATCTGGTCGGAGACCACCCGGCTCGACCTGCGCCTCGCCGAGGTGGCGACCCCGCGCCCCGGCGACCGGATCGAGATCGACGGCGAGGCCTTCCTCATCCAGGGCGAGCCTGTCCGCGACCGCGAGCGGCTCGTCTGGACCGTGGATTTGCGTTCGGCATGAGCACGATGGAGCCCATTCATGTGTCGACGTGGGGCGATCGGAGCGTGGACTTCACGATTGACTCTTTCGGGAAGGATGACAAATCAAGGACGGACGCAGCAACCGACGGGGGATCGATGCGGCAGAAACTGCGCGAAATCCGGTGTATCGACGACATGGGCAGGGAAGCGTTCGTCATCGAATGGGGGTTTGGTACTTCAGGTTCAAGCGATTGCACCTGCCGGGAGTTCCGTCTGGAGGACGACTCCCCTGTCAACGCGGTCGGCGGCGCGTACGAGCACTTCTACTCCGGGCGCTTGTTCAGACCGGCCTGACGGACTGGCGCTGTCGTGATGACGGCAGCGCTGTTCGGTTCAATGAAACTGAATCTCGACATCACGCCCGATCTTGTCTCCGCCATCGCTGCCGAGGTGAAGGAAGGCGAGAAGGCCGTCACCGCCGCCATGCGCGAGGCCGGAACCGGTCTCAAGACCGCCTGGCGCGGCCAGATCACCGGTGCGGGGCTCGGGCGGCGGCTCGCGAACTCGATCCGGAGCCAGACCTACCCGAAGGCTGGCGAGAGCCTGAACGCCGCGGCGCTCGTCTGGTCGAAAGCCCCGGTCATCATCAGCGCCCACGACACCGGCCCGCTGATCCGGTCGAAGGAGGGGTTCTGGCTGGCAATCCCGACCGAGGCCGCCGGGCGGGGCCTGCGCGGCGGCAAGATCACCCCCGGCGAGTGGGAGCGGCGCCGCGGGCTGCGCCTCCGCTTCGTCTACCGTCGACGCGGGCCAAGCCTGCTCGTCGCCGACCGGGCCCGCATCAACAAGCGCGGCCAGGCGGTGGCGTCGCGCTCGAAGACCGGCCGCAACCAGGTCACCGCGCCGATCTTCCTGCTGGTGCCGCAGGTCAAGCTGCCGAAGCGGCTCGATCTCGACCGAGACGCCGAGCGGGCGCTCGGCAGCGTGCCGGGGCTGATCGTGGCGAACTGGGTGGAGGGGAGGCTGTAGCCGCTGCGTATCGTCGTAGACGCAAGACGCGCCAAAGGTGCTCCGGCTCAGCGGCGACCGAGCTTGCCGAATTCGCTGTCGAGCAGCGACCGGATCTTCCTTGCGCCACCGCGCAGGGCTGCTTCGACAGTCGCGCCGTGATGTGTGACCGTCTGTGGCTGCATCCCCTCGGGCCGGGCCTCGATGGTGCAGCGAATGTCATCAGTGCCGCCTTTGGCGGCGTTCACATCCGCCAGGTGCACCTCGATCCGCGACAGCCGGTCCGTCAGATGTCCGAGCGCCGAAGCGACCGTCTGCTGGGCGACCTTGGCGAGGCGGTCGTCGCCCTCGATATTGGCGTCGGTATTCAGTTGGAACTGCATGTCGGTTCTCCTGTGTGTCTGATCACCTAACATGAAAAACCATGAAGATGGCTGATCGAGCGCAAGTTCATCTGCGCGACCAGTAGGAACGCCTGCGCGTCGATAGCGTGGGCGAGGATTCGAAGCCACTCACAATGCCTACCCCCCGCGAAACCATCCTGACCGCGCTGCACGCGCGGCTCTCGGCGCTGCCCGCCACTACCCTGCGGGGTGAGGTGCTGCCCGAGCGCGTCCCGGCGGCGGGGCTCCTGATGCTGCGCGACGGCGAGCCGGGAGAGCCGGAGGTCACGCTGTCGCCGCTGCGCTACCACTACCAGCACCGCGCCGAGATCGAGGCGGTCGTGCAGGGCGCCGACCGTGACGCCGCCTTCGACACGCTGACCGCCAGCATCGGCGCGGCGATCGCTGCCGACCGCACTCTGGGCGGCCATTGCGACTGGGTCGAGGCGGAAGCGCCGCGGGCCGTCGATCTGCCGGTCGAGGGCGCGGCGAGCCTCAAGGCCGCCGTGATCCCGGTGGTGCTGCACTATTCCAA